ATTAAATGTTACTAATTACAGTATTAGAGAGCATTGTCTCCTTTTGTCTTTTTTGTTGTTCGATTAAATAATCTACAACTGATCTTTGTCCAGCCTTGTACCACACTTCTCTATCTGTATCAGATAACTCAGGTGGGCGACTAGGAAAAACCACAGCTAAAGAATTAATTAGCTCATCAGTAATAATAGGTAATACGTCAGGCAAAAATTAATAATAATAACTCTATTCTAATATAACGTGCAACTGCAAAATATCACACAATCGGTTCTTAAAACTTAGGATTCCATAGTTTTACTTCACCTGTATTGTAATCATAGTCTCCTTCTCTAAGTATTCTTGCAAGTCTTGCAGTTAATATTGCATCACCTACTGTCTGTCCTTTTTTTTCGTATGCTGCTACAACTTTATTCCACATATCCTCTGTAGTTTTTGCATCACCTATAATCTTATCTGCTGTTACTACACCGACTTTATCTAAACCTTTGTAGTTGTCAGTAGGATCACCACTAAGACTTTGTATCATCCATTGTCTATCAGCTTTCTTTCTAGTTACTAGCTCTAGATCATCAGCAGCAAGTAGTTTACAAGGTATAGTTCTCATGTCCTTATCTACGCTTACTATTATAGGATCTTTATACTTACCATTAGTAGCACATAAACCAAGCACATCATCACCTTCTAAGTTGTCATAAAATACAGAATTATATTCTTTTTTTACGGTGTTTATTGCTGCTTTTAATCCAAAAGGTTTAGGTTTATTTATTCTATTTAGTTTGTACTCTGGAAATATCTCATGTCTAAACGTAGGGTAAGAACTAAAACACATAACTATATCGTGCTTCTCTTCTACAATTTTGTGATAATGTTCTATTCTGCTTTCAATAATTTGCATTACATCCCTTTCATCACTATAAGAAGTCCAAGTATATAGATCCCATTTGATATGCTTATCAGCAGCAGCACATGAGGAATAAATTAGATAGTCAGCGTCAATAAGTAAAGTCATTAGAATACGTTGTCAGAATAAACAATAAGGCGACCAGTATTTTGATCGTAAAGTAACTTATCTACTTCGCCTGTCATACCAGTATGTCTAGATTTCAGTATCTTTAACTGTAGTTGTGACCTTTCAGCAGCATCCCCTACTTGGTTTCTAGTCAAGGATAAACAAACATCTGAGGTTTGAACAAGTCCATGTGAACCTCTAATATCTCTAAGAGATACGTCAGCACCTTCTTCATGTCCTTTACCTTGCGGTCTTGATAGATGAGATACAACTATCAGTGCTATGTTTGTTTCTTCTGCGAGACTACGCAGCTTAGTTGTAATTAAGTCTAGTCCTTTTCTCTCATCACCAATCTTATCTAAGACTCCACTTACGACTATTGATAAGTGATCTAGTATCACTACATCTACCTTATCTACTGTTGCTAATTCTCTTATTTGGTTAATTAATATTTCTGGTTCTATACTTCCAAAATGATTGTATAGAAACAAGCTACGACTAGAAGTTAATTTATCAAAAGAGGATTTTAATTCATCTTGGTCTAATGATTCTCTTGCTGCAAGGTGCAAAGGTATGTTCATATCTATACCTACTAAACCCATAAGAGTTCTTTGTACAGATTCTTCTAACGCTAAGTAACCTACCTTTAATCCATTGCGTAGAAAGTGATATGCAAACTCTCTACAGATTGTTGATTTACCAGTACCACTACCAGCAGCTATAGTAATCATTTGCGTAGGATATACACCTGTTAAAAACTTTTGTAGTTCTGGATATGGGTAGTTACATATAGGTTCACTTGTTTCTTTTGTAAATATATCCCAAGCATCAGCACCATTAATAATATGATCTGATCTACAGCTTTGTGCCTTCCAAAGAATATCTCTTAATTCATTACCACGTTTAGCCAATAGTAAATCATTAACATCATTTATATCTTTTGGTAGTCTTGCTATTGCAGCTTTACCTTTAGGTAATGCAGCCATTGCTTTTTCTGCACCAGCTTCACCAGCTTTATCATTATCAAAACAAATTACTACCCTGCAATATTTATCTAAAAAAGGATAATTTAAAGAAATAAATTTAGCTGCTGATTGTACCCCTGATGGGATAGAGACACAAGGAAACTTGTGATCTACGATTTGACTAGCAGCCATGCAATCAGTTTCGCCTTCAAAAACAGATAAATAAATAGCACCAGTACCCTGTTGCCTACAAAGATGTTGTCCCCATAGTTGTACCTTTGACATATCACCATGCCATATATATTTTTTATTAGGAAACTTTATATGTTGGGCTACATCTTTACCGTACTGATCTTTGTATGTAGCTATTTGACAAGGTGTACCTTTATATTCACCCACACCGTAACCATATAGTTCGCAAGTTTCTTTAGTGATTCCACGTTTAGGTAAATCTTGATATGTTACTTTTAATAGTTTCACAGGTTCAGCTTTAAATGGTGGTGGTGGTACAAGTTTTAGTGGTGTAGATTTTTCTTTCTTAGGATAAAAAGTATAGTCACAATCAACAGAAAAACAGTAAGCGTGACCATCATCAAACCAAGCAAGATTATCTTTACTACCGCATTGAGGGCAAGCAGTTTTTTTTGTGTATTTGCTAGTCATAGTACCAGTTGTAGGTAAATTCTTTAACAGGAAAACTTACATTTCCAATACACATTTTCTTTCTAGATCGTCTTATTTTTTCTGCTGATTTTTTATTTAGCTGGTTAAATAATAATCTTGATCTATTCCATTGTGTAGCTAAATGTTTTGATGCTATTGGTGCTTCGCACCAGCTTTTAAATAACCACATATAGTATTGGTTTTTAGTTGTGTTAAACCAAAGATCGCCTTCTGTAAGGTCACTAGGATTTGGTTGAGATAAATTACAATGGACAGCCATCATCTGATGTGTAGTAATTTTTTAATTCAATATCTAACCATTCATTATTTTTATACACCCTCCATGTATTGCGAAAGTTGTCAAAGTAAAAGTCACCATCTATAGGATCATTAGGAATGTTGTAATTGTTATTCATACCAATCATTAGGAATAGTTTTATCGCAGTAAAGAAAGCCATGCCTATCGCACCAAGCACCATAGGTCAGGCTCTTCTTTGCTTTGCTTAGTCGGGTTTTGCTGTTTTGGAAACAGAACCTTATATCTAGGTCGGGTCTTGTCGCCTTAATGATAAGGTGTTTGCGTCTATCTTCTTTTGAGAAGTAACCCTTCGTTTCAACAATAAAATTGTTGAGGATAAAGTCAGGCTTGTAGCAGCAAGAAATTTGATAGTCAACGCTGATGCTTTCATAGGTAAATACAATTTTTTTCTTGTGTAAAGATTCAGCAAATGCAGCTTCAAATTTACTTTTGTATTTAGAAGTCTGACGCTGAAGTTGTTGCTTTCGGTGTTTCTTCTTCCCAACTACTTGGTGGTGCTGTTTGTTTTTCGGGTGCAAAACCAAAGTCCTCTGCTGTTTGCATACCTCCGACAAAAGGTACAAAGTGTCTCATACATATACCTTGAGGTTCTAATCTCAAGCCTATGTAATCTAGGTCATAACCAGTAATCCTAATGTTTACCTGACCTACACTCTCAGGTGCTATCTTGTCATACTTTTTAGTTTCTTCTTCAGTACATAGCAACATCTTGTCACCTTCCTGTTTAAAAAACTTAGGTGGTACTGTTGTGTACGGTGTATTATCTTTCTTTAATCCACCTGCTTTTTTCTTTAGCTTTACTGTTAATCCTTCATTAGTAAATTGCCAGTACTGCATTGGCTCACCATCACCATTGCGTTGCCATTTAAACTTACCTTTTCTATCAGGATATTGAGCTAATAAAGCATCTTGAAACTCTTTCTTTACTGCTTCTAGTTGTTCGTGCATCCATACTGCACTATCAACTTCTGTACCGTCATCAAGCAAGTGCTTCATGTCTGGTTTTATTAGTAAAGTAGCCTGATAATTATTGTATTTCTTGTCTGGGTTTACTAGCCAACAATAAGTTAGATATGCTCTGCAAGAAGTCAGAGACTTTTCAAATTTAAAATCCATTGGAAATTGCCTTGATAGTTTATTAGAAAAAAACCCCATATAGAGGTTTCATAATCATACATTTATTTAATTACTTGTCCAGACCTAGCTGAATATATATAGTGCTTTGATAACTTCCGTAACATCATAATCACCTATTGGTGGTAGCTCTTTATAGATAGGGCAATCGTTTTTGGTATATAGCTCTACAAAAGATTCTCTAACTATTTTTATAAACTTATCTATATCTGCACCAGTAGTAGCAAAGCTATCGTGGACAGTTATAAATTGTTTTAGTCCTTTTTTTAGTGACTTAGATATAGCTAGATGTACATTTGCTGCATCAAGACTATGTATATAATTTGCACTAATACTTGCCCTTAATTTTTTCTTGTCTGGTATATCAGTATCTTCTTTTATTTTTAGTTGTATTCTGTTAGTTCCTAGTTTAGTTTCTATTCTTTTACCTACCTGTTTTTTATATTCTTGCTGTACATAAAAACCACTAGGCGATACCCATGACGAAACTGCTTTTTCTTTTAGATAGTTCATTACATATTCACAACTAGGGCTTACCTGATTTAGTGCTAGACGTATGTGTTTACATAAAAACCTATAGTGTTCTTGAGTCTTAGGTTCTTGCCAACCTAGACGTTCTAAATAATTAACAATACCAAAGTCAGTACCACCATAAGGAATCATTAATATAGGTTTTTTAATAACTGATCTATTAATATCTTCACGCAACCAATCTTTAGCTAACTGATTATTAGCTAAAAATATAGATTTAAAATTAATCATAAGCTGCTCTAATACTTTGTTATATAAATCTTGTGGCTGTATATCGTGCATATTCCAATTACTTACCCAACTATCTTTAACAATATTTACTGCTTTTGCTAGTTTGTTATCTTTACATAAACTTGCTATGTGTTGATAAGCATTATTAGATCCATCTAAATGTACTGGTAAGTGTGATATATAACTATCTTTTGATTTTCTATATTCTACATAGTCAAAACAAAAAGCTAATAGTTGAAATGGTTTTTCATGCGTAGCCCATAAGTCTAAATTTTCAAATGGATCTTCAGCTATTAATGAGATAATGTTTTTTCCTAATCTTTCCTTTGGTATTTTTACACCATTTTGTATTTTTGCTTGCCAATGATAATTATGATCTAACAAACTTCTTTTTTGGTTATAACTTTCTTTGCTATGACCTAATAAATTAGCACCATGTATCTTATACCAATCACAATTTTCATAAGTTAACTTACCACCTTTTGCAAATAGATGTAGTGCTTTGGCTAAGTCATTTCCTTGTGGGTTAAAGTGTCCTGTAACTGCATATAATCTACCTCTAAAATCTGCTTGGTAGCAATGATAAAACTTAGTGTCTGCATACTTCTCTGCTGTATTTAATATACATAAAGTTTGTAATCTTTTAGCTACATTATGAGCATTAATATCATGTATCTTTGCTGCTTCATGTCTCCATTGTTTGCGAGCTATTTCATTAGTAGCAATATCGTATGGTTTTGGTGGTAGTGGTTCTGGCTCTGCACTCATCATGCAACCCACCTCTATACCCCTTTCATACAGTTCCATAGCTACGTCTAATACTTTTTTATTAACAATAAATCCTGTATCTTGTAGCCCATTTACAGCCCTATACAAGTGTTGTGGATTCTGTTCTTCTAACTTCTTTAATAGCTTTTTATCTTCTGTCTTTACTATCTTTAGATTTGCCAGCTTGTCAGAGTGATAACCACCGTCATAAGGGTTAGTCCATTTGCGTGGTTTTATAACACAAGGCAAGTAAACTGGTAACGCTATGTACTTGTTTAGCTTTTGGTTATTAATCCATTCAACAGCACTTTCAGTAAGTTGTATATATTTCTTTGACCTACCATTATTAGATAATTTAATAAGACCTATCTTGTTTATCATAAGGTCAATCATTAGCAAGCCTAGCCTTAGTTTTTCTTGCTTCTGTAGCCTTTTATAAACGTGTCCTTGTTTTCTATAGTGCTGCATGACAGACATTCTTCTGTACTTTCTATGTGTTGTATCTTTCATGTGATTTTCTAAATTTTTATATAATTTGTTATCTGCTTTTTCAAAGTAACTAAACATCAATTCATCTTCTAATTGACCACCTATAGCTAGTGCTACGTTAGTAACTGTTCTTGTATGACTAGCACCATCTAAAACAACTTTAAAAACTATAAAACTAACAATATCTATGTCAGGAAATCTATCTAATATATGTACTGCTGTAGCCTTACGACCTGCTAACCCTGACTTGCTTCTATTAATAAAATCATTAATGTGTTTTGTTAGGTCAACAATGCCATGCTTCATTATTGCTCTGGCATAATCATTATTAGATTCTTTCTCTGCTTTTATGTTTTTTTGTATGCGAGAAAGTCTATTAGAAACTCCTTGTTGTTTCATGTCAGTTTCTAATTTTTTTTGTAGGTCAATAAGTTTCATTTGCTTTTCTAATTGCTTCTTTACATTTTTCTGGGTTATATGAAATACCTCTACCAACTGTTCTTATCCAATGTATGCCTTCTTTTAATACACCATTTTTTCGATATTTAACTAGAGTTCCTTCAGATTTATAGCCCATCATATCGGCTGCTCGTAATTGTTGATAAAAACCTAATTTTGCATAATATTTTACTTTGCGTGGGTCAAAAGGATCGCTTTTTGGTTTTTCTATTTTGTTTTTTTCGTTTTCCATTGCTACAGAAATTTTGTAATGTAATTTCAAAAGTTCTTTTATTAAAGGATTATCGTCAAAATTACATTTAGAACATTTATCAGCGTTAGAAATTGATTGAAGTAAACCTATTTTGATGTTTCTCCATTCTCGTTCTGTTAAATCAATTTTCATTATTTTAAAAGCTCCACATACTGATTCATTATTGACGGTACAAAATGTGCATATCTCATAGTTACTTGTATGCTTTTATGTCCTAACCATGCAGACACTACTGGTAGCGGTACTCCCTTCTGTAACATCCTTGTACACGCTGTATGTCTAGTTATGTGCGGTACATACCATTCTGTTTTTTCATAACCTAAATCTTTCCTAGCTATATTCCACCCTGCATACTTCCATTTATTATCAAAAGGAAATAGCTTATCGTCATCATCACACCATCCTAAATGATCGTATAAAAGTGTTGCTGCTTTCTCTGTAATAGGTATTGTTATCTGACTATTATTTTTTCTTTCTTCTACTGTTAAATAACCATTATTAAAATCTATATTACGTTTTTTTATATTAAACATTTCACCCCATCTAAGACCAGTTTCTATGCCTATAGTAGTTAGCTGCTTGTGTAATTTAAAATCTAGTAATGCAAACCTAGCTAACAATTTTTCTTCCATATCACGTGTTAATGGATGTATGTCGTTATTAGATCCTTTCAAATTATTAGGTGCGGTAACAGCTTCTATATAACCATCTAACACCATTTCTTTCAGCGTTGTCTGAAGCCTACCTTTATAGACATTTATTGTTGTATTTTTTCTGTTTTTTTCTACAAGATAATCTATTAATTTATTAATATCTTTTGCTGTTATTTTGTTTACTGGTTTATCACCGATAATTTTAGTAATCATCTTCATTTGTTGTAGATAATCACCAGCACTTGCAAGACCGTTTAATCTTCTCTTGTAATAAATAAAAGTTGCTTGCGAAAGAGTAGGCATTTTAATGCCTTTGGTTTTGTAACTGAGCATAATAATAAAAAATTAAAGTTTTTCTAATAAATTCAAATATTTTTCTTTATTCCATTCTTGCTCTGACTTCTCATGTGTTGTAAATTTTTGACCACATGATGAGCATTTTCTTCTCCTCCAAACGTAGTTAACTTGTCTTTGCTTACCATTAATAGTTTGCCTATTAATAGTACTTACGCAGACATTCTCGGTACTTTCACAATAAGGGCATTGAAGCATTTATTCCTCCATTGTTATTAGGTGTATATGTTTTAATTCTGCATTGTCCAACTGCTTTTGCATATGCTCAAAACAGAATAAAGTTTTTTGTATCTTTATTAGCTCTTGGTGCTGCTCTATATCAAGATCAAAGA